CTGATAATGCACAAACAGGTGATATGATTAGATTCGTTGAATTAGCAGGGAACCTTACATATAATACAAGTTTGATTTTAAGAGCGAAGAAAATTAACAGTGTCGCTACTGCTATTCAGGGTGACAAATCGGGTACTAAGATGCCAGCTGGTGCTGGAAACCCAATGGGTGCTGCATGGGATTCTGGAGAATTGATCATCCAGTCACGTAATGCATCATTCGGTTTAGTATTCGTTGGAACATATGATGTTTTAGGATCAAGCGAATCTCAGCAGATTCCATCCAATCTTCGTGGATGGTGGTTACAGGAGTTATAAATGGCAGCATACTACGATTCTATTAAAACCATGAAAGTTGCCAAGGTTGGCACGATCATGCCTTGGAGTGGTGATGGAGGAAGTGGAGCACTTCCTTCAAATATCCCAAAGGGGTGGATAGTATGTGATGGGAAGGTATTGGATGCTAAAGATTATCCCCTACTAGCATCAATGATTGGTGACACCTATGGTGGTGATATGATTACTGATACTACTCCATTTCCGTATGTGGGTAGTTCTGCTACATTTTTTACACCACCATTATCTAATAGTGTAATGATGGACTTAGAAGAAGTGCATCTTACTATGGCTGAATATCAATATGGTCAGCAAGATGCTGCTGCTAAACTTATCACTGAGGATTCTACACCTTTAAAATTGGTTAAGGATTATGGAAATACAAATACTATTAAAGCAGCTTGGGATGCGACAGCAGATATTGATTTTAGTCTTACTTTAAGTGGTTATTTGTATTTTAAAATTAGTGGTATTGTATTAACAAATCCTGAATTTGGTGAGACAGTTTATACCATGCCACGTAAGTTAGGTATGAATCATACACCACCACATAATCATACTGAGGTTTTACCATCTACTTCTGTTAAATCTGGTGGTCCTATGACATTTAGGACAGATAGGGGTATTCGTATGTTTGGATCTGGAGATGATACATTTAATTGTAATTATGACAATAATCCAGTTCAGTGTGAGCAAAAAGAAACTTCTCCATCTCAATGGGAGAATGGTGCTGTGAATCTTACATTTTATGGTGATCAATTCCATGAAGATACTTTACCTTCATGTGGATCGTTTATGGAATATGTTAACGATAATTCTGGATCTACAGCAAATCCTGCTCCTAATTATTGGGCTACTGTTCCAGCAGGTGAAGATAATTGGAATACACATCATGAGGGTTCTGCGAGATCTGGTAGTTCAGATTCTGATAGAGGATCTGGTCATCAATATAGTGATTATAAACAGAATATTACTCCTATAGAAGCTACGAATCAGATAGATCAGACAACACCTGTTTCATCTCATGCTACTAAGTGTTATACAGGAATGTTCCCAAGACCAATTGTTAGACAAGGTAGACCAAATTTTCTTGGATATTATAAAGATCCTGCTAGTGCTCCAACAAACTCTGCTGGTATAAAAAATCATCCAGAAGCGATGACAGCATTTGAAGTTACTGGTGTTACAATAACATCAGGTGTTAGAGAGATTACTCTTCCTGTAGGTACTGATATTAGACAGCAGTATGGTACTTCTCCTAACCAATGGTATCAATGGGATAAGATAACTCCGTTGATGTATGTAACAGAAAAGGATAATAAGAATAAGTATAAACGTCTTAGTGAAGGTACTAGAATTGAGAATATTAAGAAAGAGAGTGGTGCTTATGTTATAACAATAAATAATGCAACTGTTGGTGCAACTACTAATGCTACATTGGTTTTTAGAAATGGATCATGGCCAATGTCATTAAATTTACCAGAGGTAAATAAGAATCCTTTGGATCCAGCGTTTAGAAATCATGGTCATGATAGTTTTGAGATTGCTCAGACTGGTGGATCAATGACAAATGGTACTAAAATAATGTCTTCTTACACTGCTTCCAATGCAAATGGAAGTAGTTTACAAGCACAAAGCATGGAAAATGCACTAAATATTGTGTGTGATACGTCACAACCAAATGTGACAATGACGTTCCTCATAAAAGCATACTAATGGCAAAATTTTATCAAAAAGAAAGAGCAAAGTATGGTAATTTAACAGGTCAGATAATTATTTGGCCAGTTGAATATCTTGGAGAACCTAATGAAGGTAATAATCCTACAAATTTACCAGCAGGTTATTTGAAATGTGATGGTGCTAAGTATTTTGCTGAAGATTATCCACAACTCGCTGCTATTTTAGGAACAGGATCTGATACTGCTTTTCGTAGATTGAAATTGGATCAGGTCACACCATTAGATTCTAATCTTAGTGATGCTCAATTTGTGGTTCCTGATCTTGGATCTAAATATCCAGAACCAACAACGGGTGCTAACTCTGGTCTTTATAATAACATACGGGTTCTTAATAGTAATGATCAAGAGGTTAGTAGATCTGGTATTGGAATTGAAGCAACAAATCAAACGGGACAAACTACTAATACTGTATTGTATAGAGGAGATATAAGTCTTCCTAGTCAAGAAATTCCTATTACAGGAAGACCAGGATATACTTATGCTGGTACTACTCATCGTTTAGATGATACTGATGTTGAGGAAGCAGCACTTCATCCACATAGTCACTTTCATAGTGGTAGAAGAGCTAGGAACATGACTAAGTTTGCTTATGGTACTAGTCCTGGTGATACTAATGATAATCCTAGATGGGATGGAGAAACTGGTGTAAGAAATGCATCAACTATTAACATCTATGATTGGATTGTTTCAACAAGATTTGGCCCAACATCTGCTGTAACAAAAGATCCTGATTATTCATGTACTGGTGTTGGTAGTGGGAAATTAGATTTTATATCTGGATGTACTGCTCAAGAGATAGCACAGAATCCACAAAAAGGAGAACAAGCAGACGGGTCACGTCCTACACAGGGATCATTGCTAGCAAACCCACCAGGTCTAGGTCAGCAACCTTGTAAAGCAATGGAGTATTGGAATCCAAACGCAGGAACAGCAGCTAGTGGTAATAGTTGGATTATTACTGCTAATGTTGGATTATGTAAAGCTTCTACTGGATATTGGGGTGGATGTATTGAGGATGGTCCTCCAGATGATGCATTCAAATGGGGATGTCTTTTAGTTGCTGACACATATTATGATAGAGGAGCTACTTGGGGATCTGCTAATGGATCAAATACAGCACAAGGTAGAAACCAAGGTGGATGTCTTGGAGTTTGTGCATCAACTGGAGTTTACTCAAATGTACCTGCTAGAGTAGGTAAAGCTGCTGCAACATATACTTCTGGTGCTCCTGGAGTTCCATTAGATTTTGCTAATAATAGTTTATTTGATGTATTACCATTACAGTCAAATGAAGGTCATGAAGATAAGAGACAATCTGTTGCATTAGAACATGTCTCAGAAGATACTGCTGATTTAGTACAAACATCAGATCCAACTATTCACAATCATAGAATTGATATAGATCAGTATGCTTCTGGAGATCATACATATAAGGTAAAAACAAATGCAGCTGTAATAAGACCAGAGAACTTAAGTACAACTTTAACCATTGGTACTGATAGTTCACCATCAATTGACAGTGCAGTTTGTCCTTTCATCGTAATGGAATATCTTATTAAGACTTAGTAGTTATGGTAGCAACACCTCAAAAATATAGAAATCCAAGACAGGGGTATTATACTGATCTTGGTGTAGATACAACACCAGTTGGAGCAATAGTTTATAATCTTAAAGCCGATCAAAATACTTTTGATCATTCTTATATAAATGATCTCAGTAGACATGATAGATTAAATGAAGTTGCTGGTAATGCTTATCTTGGTGGTGTAGATGATCCTGCTTACACTCATGAGGGATATTTGTATTGTAATGGTGTAGAGCATTATATTAAAGATTATCCTGGACTATTTGAAATAATTGGTAATAAGTATGGTGGACTTGCTAGTATTGGTGTTGATATAACAAACAGTGGTCAAATAAAAACTTTTACTACTAATGCTGCATACAGTTCTAGTAGACCTGCTGGAACATATTATGTTAATGGAGTAACAACGGCTGGAAATGGAACTGGTGCAGTTTTTAAGGTGGTTG